CAGTTCTACTTAAATCCTCCTGTTTTGTTGTTGTATTTGGGTCCTTAACATCGTCATCGGCCTCTTTGTCAGAATTGTATTCTTGACTCGTTTTTGTATTGATTAGAGTAACCTCTGTTTCGACATCAATCTCTTCAATTTCTTTACCATCTCTGACCACTTTTACTTTTCCGCCAGGTTCTAAAAAAGACATACTACCTCCTTAATCTCTATTGATTTCTAATATTGCACAAGTGCCTTCAAATATATTAGCACTTCCTGCTTGTAATTGTAATTTATCATTTTCTTCTAATACAATAGAGCCATCAGATATACTTTGAGAATTACCAGAATTAACAGTGTGTTCTGCAAACTGAAAAGCTGTTGTAGCTGAGTTATCGTAAATAAAAGCTTTTATTTCTGTATTCGAAGATCCTACATTTGCAACATGTATGTTTTGCACAATCGCTCTAGAATTAGATGGCACGGTGTAAACATCAGTGACATCTGTGCTTGATAAATCAAATTGTGCGTTTCTATAAATATTTGCCATTAACTTGTGCTTCCTGAAGACTTAAACCATGTATAGCGTTCCGCTTCTTGTCGTAGCTCGTCCAAATAAGTAGAGTTCAATTGTTCAATAATAATTGCAATCGCTCTGTTTATTTGTTTTTGATTCGATACATCGTAAGCTTCTTTCGGTTCCGGTATTTTAACATTTATCTTTGCCATTATCTACCCCCGTCTGCTTGCACATCTAAACTGAATGTGCCAAATCTCCAGTTCTGATCGACGTCATCATTTTCTATTTTGATATTGACATATCGACCACGAGCTCTGGTATCTTTTTTGGTGGTTGATGATGTAATCGAGAAGGGGCTCAAACCCGTTGTTGAGTCTGCTTGAGAAGGAAAACGCTTCACGGCCAACGTTACTTTAGCTGTGCCTTGCAATGTTTTAAAGTCAGGAATAAATCGACGAACAGCTAAGAACTGTTCACCCTCTGTTCCTTGTCCTTCTAAATCAAAGTCATACGACTGTACAAACGAACTAATCGCGGTACTCGATCCATCAATATTAACTTGGTTAACACCGGTTTCATGTTCGAAATACGTTGTTGCCCCTAGTCCTGTATCTCCTTGTATCACCGGAAATGTGCCTGTTTCACTAGACACAAAAGATGTTGCATATGGTTTAGGATAAATAGAAGAGTCCATCCATGATGTACGGCCTTCGGTACTAGTGTACCAAATACCCCCAGGGACTTGTGCTCCTAACGATTCAAGATAATTGTATGCAACTAATCTGTTATTGAAACTTTGACCCGATGCAGGATACCACCAAATAATCTCGGTAAATAGATTATTAACACCGGCTGTAATTTGTTGTCCCTTGGTTAAGTCAATATCATCATAGACAAAGTCTTCGACAGAACACGGTAAAGATTTCACTGTACCATCGAATAAGAAGAAACCACTACTGCTCATCCAATAAGCAACACCGTCTATCTCGACAGCGGCATTCTTACCAATCAAACCACAGTTTGTACCGACCTGTTCAAAACCAAAAGTGAAAGGAGCACCAATAAACTTCATGGTATACAAAGCAGTATCGGTCCATATCAAAATTGTTTCTTTTGCTTTGAGAGCACCCACAATCTTCGTGCCGTCTTGTAATCTTTGTGTGCCTGCTGCATTGATAGCAGAAGGTGCATAGGTATTAATATCTTCTTCATCAGAGAAGCGAATAAACATATCATCTTGTGTCGTGGCTGTGCCAATCGTTGTTTCGGTGCCAAAGTGAATTAAGTGTCGTGTAGTTGGAGAAATCAAACTAACACGAGTAGATGTCGGGTTATTACCGGTTGCAAAACCAGAAGTGGTTGTCGATGCTCTATTGGATGTTGCATCCGACGCTCCACCATTCCATGTAAAAGTTTTACTGTTAGCAATCGTGGCCACTAACACTTCACCAAAGTTATCTAAGGACCATAGTCCTGGTTCCAACGTTACTAATGACGCTCCGCGAGCCACGCCCCACCCATTGAAGTCAGACGCATCGGTAGCCGTTGCTCCATTATCGTGAGTCGCTGCAGTTGTACCCAAAGCCCCTCGAGTACATCCTGTCAAATCATTAGATGATTTACCTGTATAAGTAATCAGTTCTGAGTCTACTTGAATCGTGCCCGCAGTAGGAAAAGCAGAAGCGTCGGTTAAGGTAATGGTTGTTTCGGTTGCATCGAGTGCTTCGTTCACTGTTGTGGTTGTAGCAGAGTCAACAGTGCCACCCCAGTTACCGACACCCCAACCATAACCATAAGTCTGTTCTTGAGGACCGACCACTTCATACATCTTACAAGTCATGGAACCCCCTGTTGATACAGTGGCTGTTGCCGCTGCCGAAGAGGTAATCGTAAATGTTGTTGTCGAAGGCACAGAAGTAATTTCAAATTTTTTATCTTCAAAGTTAGAAGCGCTAAGTCCAGTGCCACCGGGTAAAGTCACGGCATCTAATTGCACGATATCTCCAGTAGATGCGCCATGCGCAGAAGAGGTGGTAATCGTCACCGTGGTAGAAGTATTCGTGGTTGCCATTGTCGATGATGTCAGAGAACTTCTAATAGGTGTAATATCAAAAAGCTGACCTTCAAAGTACAACAAGAGAAACTTGTCTGTGCCTAAGGCCACATATCGATTGCCATCTAAATCTGTGAAAGGATGTTGTGCTCGGACAACACCGACAATTTTATCAGGTAAAAGAGAAGACCAACCTCCGACTTTTTCTGGTAGACCATATCGAAAGCGAACATTATTAGAATCAATAAAACGACGTTCTGCACCTTTCGTGGTGTCCTGTTTGTCTATCCCAGGTAAGAAGTCTAAGGTAATAAGAGCCATGAGCGCTCCTTAAATTTTGTCTTTATAAGACCATCCGCGAGTCGCGTTTAAATACACTAAGGTAAACGCAGCTCCATTTGTGGATACTGTTAAATCAGAAGCAGCACTATTGATATTAGAACTGTTTCGACCGACGGTAAGATTGTTAGAACCAAAGGTTGCTTTGGCATCGATAAAGGTAACTTCATCACCGACACTTGGAGATGCTGGAAGTGTTATGGTTAACGCAGAAGCACTCGTATCAATAATTAATTGATCGCCGTCCACGGCGGTGTATGCACTAGAAATAGAATTGTATCCTTTTTCTAAACTGACTAAATTTATATTCGTACCATCAGAGTAGACTACCATCTTGGAACCGACAGGCATGGTCACTCCTGTACCAGAAGCTGTTTTAAAGGTTAATGTATAATGACTAGAACTTCGTGTTGTTGCATCTTCAACGAGATACATCTTTTCAATCGAATCAGGAACCGTCACATTACGATTCGCGGCCAACGTTCCTGTCAGCTTGATAATCATATTACGACCATTTGAAGAAGCACCATTACTGATGGTTAGTGCTTGATCAGAAGAAGCGACGTTTAATGATAGATAACCACCAACGGCTTCTTCTACTAATTCTAGATTAGTGTTAGTGATTGTACCCCAAAGACCTGCTTTCTCACCGGTTGCGATGAGTTCAAACTTTTGAGATGTTGAATAAGTTGATGCCATAGTACCTCCAAATTTATATTATGTTTCGACGTTTGTCCATGTCTGACTTGCTCCCACATTGATTCCGGTCCATGTTTGGCTCGCATTTGGATCGATAGGGTTCCAAGTAATGACACCGGCTGCGGTTGTTGCACCGGTGACCACGTTAGTTGTAGGGGTGACATTCGCCTTACCAATGATAGTAGCACCATTGAAAGACATAGCAGAAGTCACGGCCCCTGCGGTTGTCAGAACAACACGAGCTCCTGCTTTCGCTACTACATCGCCAATCGATACAGTGACAGCGTTGGTTGTAGCAGTGACGTTGGCTTTACCAACAATAGTCACTGTGCCGGAAGCAGCAGTAACAAGATTGGTCGTAACGTCTACAAAAGCAAAATCTGTAGGTATAACATCGCCTACAGAAGCGGTAACCGCGTTCCCTGTGAGAACTATATTAGCGTCACCGACAAGGGTAATGTTACCGACAGCCGATGTAACCGAGTTACCGGTTAAGAAAACTTTATTTAAATCCGTTTGTGCGGAAAACGGTGACGATGCGAAAGCGTCAAAACCAAATAACATGGCTACGCTCCTGGGTCGGTTATTGTATTACCCGCGGCAACCCACTCAAGGATCTCTTGGTAGTGTCTATTGTCAGTATCGTGAGGAACCCACAAAACAGTGTTATCTGTCAATGTGACTTTATAATTTTCAAATTGACTGTTCATATAATTTTTTTCTACGCTTTGTATCATCTATAACTCCGAATCAAATCTTAAATATGAATCTGCACTTGTAGACCTAATCATCATAGATTCTCCTGTATTAAAATTAGATGTATTTGATACAGTTATTTCTAAAACATTTCCAAAAAATCTGCAGGACATAGAGTTAAAATCAGTATTAGTTCCATCTTGACGAAAATTTATATCATTTTTAGAAATCGTTGGATTTGTTCTAAGGGGTACTAATAAAGGACAAATACACTTTGCCGTTGCATTATCACTGCCTTCTCTTTGTCCTTGAAGAAATCTAGTACCTGCTTGTGTTGCCGTATCATCCATAGCACTGTTGTTTCCCATCTGTTGAAAGTATCTCATACATTTTCTTAGATTATTTTCCTTACTCTCAAAAGGAAAACTAGGTATGGTTGTGGAATCAAACTCACCGACTTCGAGTTGGACGCCGGTAAAATAAATTTCATTGGATGCACTGTCAAAAAAGTTTACTTGATTTGTTGATACTTGAAATAAACTGTTTGTTGCCCATGAGCTTGTTGGGCTTACTTTATCATCAGGTCCACTTGCAAGGTGCCAAATAACTCTTAATCTTCTAGAACTGTCATAATCCAGAGCAACACTCGTATCACCGACCCATGTGATAATTTTCTTTTCCCAAGTGTTTGCTGAAGAAATTGTATAATCAAATAAAACATAACGACCAGTGCTACCTTCTGCTTTGATTTGTACACTATATGTTCCTGTTTTGTTTGATTTAACCCAAAAAATTAAAGTTGCACTTGGTGGACTTGATTGCCCGTGTTCTAAAGGAGCACAATTAAATCCTTCAATTTTTTGTTGAAAAACGCAATTGCCACCTCCTGTTGGTGTTTCTGCTGTATCTACGGCAATTTTTACAGATTTAACTAAACCAGTATTGCTAGGTGCATCTGACTCTTGAGTGATGGTGCAATCTCCAGTAGCTCCACTTGTTTGTTCAAATGCAAACCTATCTACTGTAAATCCACTACTTCCATTAAAAGAAAAGGAAGTTCCCCTTTGAGAAACGGACATATCTCCGTTGATAATGATCGGTGTGACGAGGCGATCGCTTGGATAACCTCTACTTGTTAAACCTTTATTGGGGATCGTGTTCAGTGGCATTAGGGTAGGACCTCCATAACAGTTATTGAACTTCTTTGCTGTTCACCAGTTGAAGCACCTTGATATGTTAAAATTAAAGTTTCAGTGCCTTGTGGTTGATTAAATTTAACACCATAAGTTAATTCTGATGTTGATGATGGTGAGTGTAAGGTTTGTAAAAACACTGGTGAAAAAGCTAAAGCAGAAGTTGAATCTGGCTTGTATCCTGCAAATCCGTAATTAGCTATTGATGTTCCACCTTGTGTTATTTGAAAACCAGCATCATTATAATTAGAACCTAATAGAAAAAATGATAATGAAACTTGAACTAATACTTTTGAACTTGTGGAAGTAGGTGTGATTGTTCTATTTAATTGTGTATATTGAGTATAAGAAGAACTTGTAGTTGAAACTTGTGTAGTAGTATCTGTATGTAATATTTGACCAATCTTAAACTTCGAAGAAGTGATGACACCCGAACCATCAGACGTGATGATATTATTATCACCGCTGTCATT